AGACTAACGCAATCGCTCAAGAGACTCGTAGAGGAAAGGGTAACATCATCGTCTGCTCTGCTGACGTTGCTTCTGCTCTTACAATGGCAGGTGTACTTGATTACACTCCAGCCCTCAATGCAAACCTTAATGTTGATGACACTGGCTCTACTTACGCTGGTACAATCAATGGTAAGTTCAAGGTTTACATCGATCCTTACTCTGCTAACCTAATGGATGACCACTACTTCGTAGTTGGTTACAAAGGTTCTTCTCCATATGACGCAGGACTGTTCTACTGCCCTTACGTTCCACTACAGATGGTTCGTGCAGTTGGTCAGGACACATTCCAGCCAAAAATTGGATTCAAGACTCGTTACGGAATGCAAGCAAACCCATTCAGCACAGGTGCTGTCAATGATGCCACCCAACCTACTGCAGGTATTGGTGCTGCTGGTGAGAACCGTTATTACAGACGTACTTTGGTTCGTAACCTCATGTAATCCATTCGGATACATATTTTCAAAAGAGTCTCCTTCGGGGGACTCTTTTTTTTATGTTTAAACCTGCATAAATAATAAGGACTTATTATTATCATTATGAAAAAGTGGATAGGGATAAGTTTAGGAACCCTTGTCGGATTATCTCATATAGGGATGATTGCTCTCATATCTCAAGGTACAAAGTTTCCTAAGTTGAATCTTCCCATTGGACAATACACATCATATAATGTAGAAGCAGGTCCAGAAGGATATAGGATATCCTACAGAGCACATGATCCGAAGATCGTGAGCAATGTCACAGATATTAAAAAAGAAGGTGGCTTCCTAGGTATTGGAAGTCAAAAGAAAATATACACACAACAGCAGTTTGCTTATGGCGGTACTGCTGCAGGAAGTACTGCTGGAAGTATTAGTAAGAATGCTATAGCATGTATCAAAAAGAAAGGAGCAGGTGAAGGAACAGGTCAACTTGTTGGTGGATCTATAGGAGCTGCTGCTGTCACTTCAACTGGAATGGCATCAATACCATTTATAGGTTGGGTACTTGCTGGTGCTACCACAATGTTTGGTATGAATCAAGGTGCTGAAATTGGTGGAGAAATAGCAACAGATTTTGCTGAGGAATGTGAGGATATAAATGAAGAAGATATTTCTTGACATGCTTATTCGTAGATGGGATAACCTTGAACAGGCTCAAGGATATCCTACCGAGTATGCATATTGTCACTATGACTGGGATCGAGTTGGTGACATTATAACTTCTAGACAATGGTATGACCATAACAATGAAGTATATCGTGAAAGAGATCACGATTTAGAAGAGACAGACCATAATCTGATACTCCATATACATTACCAAAATGCAAAAATAATATTTGCAAAGAGGTTCGGAGGATTCTATGGAGAATCAGAATTCAATGCTACCAATAACAATGGTATAAGAATAGAATCTAAAATTACTTTAGAGGAAGATAAATTTACTACATTTGATAGAGGTATTGCTCAAGATGAAAGTATTGTCTGGGGTAAACCTAATGGAGCATTCATATTCAAACCTACAAGATAAATAAAAATAAAACTCATGGCAGCAATATTAGAAAATCGAAATTTCTTAGCACCTACTGGCTTTAATTTTGTATTACAAAAAGCACAGGCTGTGGACTATTTCTGCCAGAGTGCAAGTGTCCCATCCCTATCAATGGTAGCAACAGCTCAACCAGGTAGACTAAGGAATCTACCAGTTCCAGGAGATGAGTTGTACTATGAAGATCTCACAGTAAGGTTCTTAGTAGATGAAGAGATGAAAAATTATCTTGAGATACATGACTGGTTGAGGACGTTAGGTTTTCCAGAATATTATGGACAGTATGACTTTGAAGAGCAAACAGCAGATAGAGGTAGAACTGAATTTGCTTCTGCTGATATGACAAACTCAAGAGTTACTTATTCTAGAAAGGATAAGTATGAAAGATCAGATGCTGCTCTACAAATACTCAATAGTAATTACAATGTAATTAAAACTGTAGTGTTCAGAGAATGTTTTCCTGTATCACTATCAACACTAACATTTGATTCAGTTGCAAGTGATGTTCAATACTTGTCAGCACAAGCATCATTCAAATATACATTCTATACAATAGAAGATGGAGCAAGTCTCCAGAAAACTGGTAAATGGATTAGTTAAATTATGGATCTTGAAACCCTACAGAATAAGTGGGAGAAGGATTGTAAGATTGGTGACGAACTAAGTGACGAATCTAAGAAGATACCTTCTTTACACTGTGAATATATAAAACTCTATAACGAGTTCAATCTAATGAAAAAGAACACCGAGTTCCGACTCAAATGTATGATGAGGGAACGGTGGGAATATTATACTGGGAAGGCAGATCCCAAAGTATATGAAGAAGAACCTTTTGATTTTAAAGTAATGAAACAAGATGTCGATAGATATCTTTATGGTGACAAAAAGATTCAAAGACTTCAAATGAAGATCGAATATCAATCTCAATGTGTATTCTTTTTAGATTCAGTTCTTACTCAAATAAGAGATAGGCAGTGGCAAATAAGGAATGCGATTGAGTTTCAAAAACTCACCCTAGGATACGGATGACTGATCTACTGGTCTATAAGAAAAATGAAGTATATTTGAAAGTAGAATGTGAACCACACATAAAATATGAATTATCAGATCAGTTCACATTTGAAGTTCCTGAAGCAGCATTCATGCCAGCATACAGGAAAAAACATTGGGATGGAAAAATAAGATTATTCTCACCAACCACAGGAGAGATTTATTGTGGTTTGTTGGATAGACTTATAACATGGTGCGAAGAAAATCAATATAAGATAACATTTGAAGGGAACAAATATTATGGGGATGTATTAGAATCTAATCCCATGATAACTATGGCAGGAGTCAAGCAGTTTATGACTTCTATTACCAAGTTCAAACCAAGAGATTATCAAATCAAGGCAGTGTATCAAGCACTGAAGAATAATAGAAAAGTAATTGTATCTCCTACTGCGTCAGGTAAGTCAATGATGATTTACACGATAGTAAGATACTTCGTAGCAAAGGGTGAAAAGATATTGATTGTTGTTCCTACCACATCTTTGGTAGAACAAATGTATAAAGACTTTCAGGAATATGGTTGGAACTCAGAAGAGTTTTGTCATAGAGTCTATGCTGGATATGAAAAAAATACAGATCTACCAGTAACAATTACTACTTGGCAGTCTGTATATAAATTATCTAAACAATATTTTGATGACTATACTTCTGTAATAGGTGATGAAGCACATCAGTTCAAAGCAAAGTCATTGACTAAGATCATGACTAAGTTACATCATGCAAAGTATAGAGTAGGATTTACAGGAACACTTGATGGTACACAAACTCATAAGTGGGTATTAGAAGGATTGTTTGGTCCAGTTGATAAGATAGTAAATACAGAACAATTGATCAAAGAAGGATATCTTGCTAAGTTCAAGATCAATGTTCTTATACTAAAGCATCCAGAAATAAAATTTGAAACATATGAAGATGAGATTCAATATCTTATTAGTAGTGAAGTAAGAAATAATTTTATAAAAAATCTAGCATTAGAGTAGGGTAGAAACCCACGGTGAGATATTATATAATTCTATAAATAGTATTAACTCTAATAGACTAGTCTCTTTCATACACGGAGGAGTTGATACAGAAGAACGTGAAAAAGTTAGATCAATCACGGAAAAAGAAACAGACGCTATTATTGTGGCATCTTATGGCACGTTTAGCACTGGTATCAATATTCGTAATCTACATAACGTCATCTTCGCATCTCCCTCGAAGTCCAGAATTCGAAATCTCCAATCCATTGGAAGGGTTCTTCGGAAAGGACAGGCAAAGGAACTAGCAACTTTATATGATGTGTCTGACGACATAACACGTAATGGTAAAAAAAACTATACGTTGAATCATTTAGTTGAACGAATCAAAATTTACAATGAAGAGAATTTTGATTATAATATTATAAATGTCGATATCAGGTAAAAGAATGGGAGATGATTTCCACGCTGTAATCAAATTAGTATCAGGTGAAGAGATCTATGCTCAGGTCTCATGGATTGAGCATGATCAACTTTTGCTTGTGGGTAATGCCATTACTGTCAAAGAAGACGTACTGACACCACAGCCAGGAGTAATGCACCATGTTCTAGTTCCAAACATGTGGATGAAATTCTCTGGTGAAGATACCTTTGTTTTGAATAAGGATAAGATTATTACTATTAGCGAACTCAACGATAGTGCTATTGAGTTTTATAATGAATGTCTGCACAAGGCACTCGCTGCCTCTAAGCAATTCATTTCTACTAATAAAACAAGAGTTTCTAACTCAAAAGGATATGTATCAAAAGTAGATGACGCTAGAAATCTACTTGAAAAGTTATATAATATAAAACCAAAAACTTAAAGCTTAGTTCTTTTGAACCGCCACACGGTTAGTGTACATGTTTTTAGGGGTCTTGTCAAGCCCCTATTTTTGTGCTATTATATGTTCATGAAAAACAATATTTCAAATGGCTGCTAAACCCGAACACTATGTGAATAACAAAGACTTCTTGGAAGCACTGGTGATTTGGAAAGCCAAGGTAAAGAGAGCTGCTGAGGCAGGAGAACCTAAACCTCAGATCACTAATTACATTGGGTCTTGTTTTCTAAAGATTGCTAATCATTTATCATACCGACCAAACTTTGTCAACTATATGTTCAAAGATGATATGATATGTGATGGAGTTGAGAATTGTGTACAGTATATTGATAATTTCGATCCAGCAAAATCCAGTAATCCTTTCGCTTATTTCACTCAGATTATATACTATGCATTTCTGAGGAGAATACAAAGGGAGAAAAAGCAATTAGAGATAAAGAATAAGATTATAGAAAGATCAGGCTTTGATCAGTTGTTCCATGCAGACGACAATGAAATCGGATATAATATGTCTGATATGAATTCAATAAAAGAAAACGTAGAAGTAAAGATGAATAGATGAGCGAGTTTGGACAAAATCCACAAGCAAAAAGAATGTCACCAGAAATAACAAAAATAGATACACAGGGTATGAGTGGTCCCACTGACCCTGACTATAAACCAACTGGAAAAGAAAAAGAACATAAACCTGCTGTGGTTACTCCTAGGAGATTGTTTACTCCTGAGTATGCAAAAGAGTTGAAGATACCTC